CCCAATCGCCCCTTCTTGTATCATGTCTTCAGCCGTCATGTGAATATGCCCTGGTAGCATTTTATTAGCTACTGAGGCGACAAGACGCATATTTGCGGAAATCATTCTATTTCTAGCTTTTATCCCTTTTTTAATTTTTATCCTTTCTTCTTCTGTGAAATCTGTTTGGTTCAACACAGTCTGAGATATAGCCGCATCCACTTCATGCTTTTGTAAAATTTTCATCATTTCTTGGACTCGACAGCCAAGAATAATTTCTTCATCGGCGGTGAGCATTGGGATTTTGCCCAGCCCATCCACGTGCTCTTCAATGCTCATTGGAATTGTGCGACTGCTCAAAGCTAATACTCGGCTGGCAGAGCGGTCAAGCAAGTGGGCTAGGGCCGGCAAAGAGCTCCCCCTGCTTAAAGTTATCGTCCTCAGTAAATTGCTTGATGCTTTTCGTTGATAAATAAAGCTTTGAAATTAGCCAGCTTGCGCCATCGACACTGCAAATGTAATGCGGGAATTTCAACCCTGTTTTTGCGATTGCAGTGACTTTTAGCTGCTTTTCTCCAAAAAATCTTGCATAAACAGTATCGCCAACAAAGATTTCCCTGGTTTTGCGCGTAGGGCGCGTTGAGGCCGGCATGGTTTCAGGTGCAGCAACTAAAACCTAACAGGCCCCAAGTCGCAAGGCAAGTGCTCTTGGGGTTAAGGCTCTTCTGCGCGCCTTGCACTTGTGCAGGCCTTGGCCGCCGGGGGGTTGACGCCGAGCTGTGAGAGCGTATAGGATTGTGTGGCACCGCGAACCAGCGCAAACCAGATGGCCGCAGTCTCAATCTCACTGCCAGAGGAAGTTCTAGAAAAGCTTCGCTCCACGAAGAGAAAGTACCAGCCGCTTTCTCAGTACATTTGCGAACTCGTAACAGAAGCTATGGAGCTAAATGAAAGAAAAAAGGTTGCCATCAGGACAGAGTCTATCGAAGATGGAAACTGACATGGAATCCCGTCTCCCTGATGGTGCCGGCTTCGTAAATGGAGGCCTTGGCGGTTATTTTACAGTTATTCTCAACAAAGCGCTGAGGGATCCGCTTTTGAGCTGGAGGGCAAAAGGCATACTAGCTGGCTGCCTTACGCATGACAGGTCTTTTACTTTCACGAAAGAATGGATCATAAAGCATGGAACTGAAGGCCGCGATGCAGTCGTGTCTGCATTAGCGGAGCTTCGTTTACTTGGCTACCTCAAAAACATAAAAAAAAGAGACTCGTCTACTGGTAGAGTATGCGGCGAGTATTTTGTTTTTACGGATCAGCCAATTCCGGCGCCACTGATAAATGAACATTTTGAGCCGGAGAACGCCACCAGCGGCCAGCCCACCGGCACCCTGGAAAACCGGACGCCGGAAAACCAGGGCCCTGGAAAACCGGCGTCCGGAAAACCAGGGCGCTTAAGAAGAACAATAGAAAGAACACCAATAGAAGAAGATCAATTAAAAGAACCCCCCATAAGCCCCCCGCAGCAGAGCCTCCCAGGGCTGCTCGAAGGCCCATGCCAATGGCCGCAGCTGCCAGAATGGCTAGAGCCGTACAGAAAGCAAATTTCAAAATGGCTTGAAAATAGGAAAGCAAAGCATAGGCTTGAGCCAGAAATAACTGCAAGAGGCATGAACGCTTTTATTTATGCAAGGGAAATCGGAGTGCTCGAAGGTTTTTGCGCTTACATAGCAGAAGAGTCGTGGAAATCAGTAGGCTTTGCTGGCTACAAGAAAACGATTGACAAAATCAAAGAGGACTTAGACGGTGTAATAAAGAAAAAGCATGAAAAACCAGAAATGCTACCAGTAAAATACACGATTCGCTAGACATGCAAAGCAGCTCGGCATTTATCTCGCAAATGACAACCTGGGAGACCAAGGAGCTTGAAATATCTTTTTTATCAACTTGCGTTGACTACCTTGAGACCGAAAGGGGACCGGTAGATGAAATAGCGCCTTTTATTGCAGAGGTAGATCAGGAGTGGTTTACAGCAAATAGTAGAAAAGCGGTTTTCCACGTTATCAAGAGAATAGTTTTAGGAACCGCAAAGAAATCATTTGTGGTACCGGGGAGCATCGGCGCTATGGCTGAACAGCTATTACTTTCAATGGGTTACGGGCAGGATGCCGCACAGCTTGATGAAGTAATCGGCTCTCCATCTATGTTTTTTACCATTGATGGCGTAGAGCAAGCGATTTCCTTGTGGAGAGTGAAGCTTGCGAGATCCAAGCTCAAGGCAAACGCAGATCAAATCTCGTCCCTGCTGGAAAATCGTCCCGAGCCGAAGATATTTGAAGAGACCATACCGGCTCTTATTGAAACTCAGCAGCAGATATGGCATGATGCCGTAAACCTTGACAAGAGGGATTCTGACTGGGATTCAACGATAAGCGAAGTGCTATCACCACTTCCGCCAGATTCTGCGTTAAAGACTGGGATACAAACGCTTGACGAAACAATACAGGGTGGAATTGCAAAAAGATACTCCCCTTATTCTGGCCGGTTGCTTGTAGTAGCAGCCCGACCTTCAATGGGAAAAACCGCCTTTGCTGTGTGCTTGGCTACTCGCATCGTGAAATACCACGGAGACGTTGCATTTTTTAGTCTTGAAATGTCTGCAAAGCGTGTCCAATATAGATCAATTGCTTGCTATGACTACTTAGAGCTAAAAGATCGGTCGAATCTTGTTAATCCGATTCGGTCAACTACTATTAGAGACAGGTCTTACACTGCAGATCAACGGGAGCGCCTTGAGTCTTACATGAACCTTGCGTCACTGAAAAGATTGCATATTTTTGATGAATCGTCCAGCCTTGTAAAGATTTCTAGCAAAATAAAGGTGCTATCCAAGACGCGAAAAAATCTTTGCGCAGTTTTTATTGACTACTTACAGCTAATAGAAGGCTGCAGCGGAGACGCAAACAACACTGAGTCCTCAAATATAGGGAATGTTACAAGATCGCTAAAGCAATTGGCGACGAGTCTTGGCATAGACATCGTTTTGATAAGTCAGCTCAATAGGGGAGTAGAAAACAGAACAGAAAAAATGCCAAACTTGTCTGATCTTCGCGCCTCCGGCAGAATTGAAGAAGACGCAGATATTGTAATGTTTTTGCTAAGACCATATTATTACGACAAAAACCAGAACGAGTACGAGCTTGCGATAGGCGTAGCAAAAAACAGGGAGGGAGAGTGCGGAACCTTAGAATGCAGAATAGACTTGCAAAGCTCAATTGTACTTGATCCGTACCGCTAATGCGCGTCCAGAAGTATTTGTCGGCGCCAAATTGGTCGCAGATATTTGAGACCAGACCCGATCTTGATCCGCCAGGGTATAGAGAGGCCGCTGAGTCAACCTCGGTAAATTTTGAAACCCATGAAACAAGAAGGCTCAAGGAAAAGATGCAGTCTATTCACAAAGAAAAGCAAGCCACAAAAAATAAAAATAGGGCCAAGAAAAAGGAGCCTAGGCCGCCCCAATCCTCTTCGCCTTTCCTTCCGCCTCTGTGAGCACCTCAGCCAGCGCAGGCAGGCACTCCGGGGCTCGCTCCAATATCTCTCGCCTGATGGTCGCCAGGTCTGCCAGCAGGGCGACTGCCATGGGCGAGAGGCGGCTCTGTGCGGCCATCGGCGGGCTCTGGGAAGGGCATGGTAGCCCGCCGCCTAGGGCCAGTCCCCGGAGGGCTTCTCTGCTGCCTGCTGGTCGGTCATGGCCTGCAGGCGGGCGATCGTGACGCTTTCAAAATCAATCGGGGGCATTGGCATCCGTTTGTACCTTCGCTTGCTATTAACCGGCTTTTCCAGCCCGTTTACCTCGCAGTACCGTTCGTACCATCCGCGCACCATTGCTGGTGCAACGAACCCTTCAAGAAGCTTGGCCACTGATGGAACGTCCTCGCCGCGTTCAAACAGGAGGTTTGCTGTCAGGCGTAGGATCCGGTTGAGATTTGTAGCCCCCTTGGTCCCCATGCTTGCTCTGTAAGCCGCGAAGCATGATAGGATCGGAGCTGTCAACCACACGGGGCCCAGCCTCAAAAAGATGAATCAGGAAGTCTTCTCTCAAGCGCAGGTCGATGCACTGCAGTCGCCGCTCTCGGGTGATGTAGTAAAAACAAGGGAGCAAAGCGGTCGCACTCTCTCTTATATTGAGGGATGGTGGGCGATTAGCGAAGCTAACAGAATTTTTGGCTTTGGTGGATGGAGCCAAGAAGTGTTAGACATAAAATGCGTTTCCGAGCGTGAGCGCAAGATAGGGAGAGGCACGAAAGACGGGTGGGGCGTTTCGTATGTAGCAACGATACGAGTTGTTGTAAATGGAGTCAAACGAGAAGGCGTTGGTGCTGGACATGGAATTGACGTTGACTTAGGCATTGCCCATGAATCAGCCATAAAAGAAGCCGCAACCGATGCCCTCAAAAGAGCCCTTATGACGTTTGGTAATCAGTTTGGCTTGGCACTCTACGATAAAGACAAAAAAAATGTTGAAGACGGGCCCCCAAGCGGGGTGGTAGTCTCGGAGTCCGAAAGGAAAAACAAAGAGTTTGTTGACAAGCTTTTTGCTAAAATGGAGCTAGTTGGAATTAACGCAGATGGTATCAAGACGCTTCTAACGTTGCTTCGCGTTGTTGATTTTGCAGAAGTAAAAGAATCGCTTAGGCCGAAGCTGATAGAAACGCTTAGCCGAGAGTACG